TATAATAATACTGCTTTAGGTTGTTCTTCTTTATATACAAATACAATAGGATATAAAAATGTTGCTGTAGGTAAAGATAGTATGAAACTGAATACAACAGGTCATAATAATGTTGCTGTAGGTGAAAGTGCTTTATATACTAATACAACAGGAATGTATAACATTGCTATAGGTACAACTGCTTTAAATGCTAATACAACAGGTTATCGAAATACTGCTATAGGTTATCAAGTTATGATTAGTAATACTTCAGGTAAATATAATACTGCTTTGGGGTATAATGCTTTAAGAACTCAAACAGTAAGTGCTGGTAATACTGCTTTAGGTTATGCTACTTTACATCAAAATACAGCTAGTTATAATACTGCTATTGGTTATGCATCTATGAATCTTAATACAACAGGTTATCAAGATGTTGCTGTAGGTTATAGTACTTTATCAGCTAATACAACAGGTAAAAATAATGTTGCTGTAGGTTATGCTGCTTTAAAAAATAATACAATAGGTGAAGATAATACTGCTGTAGGTATGAATGCTTTAACTACTAATACAACAGGTAGACAAAATACTGCTGTAGGTATTAATGCTATGAGATATAATACAATAGGTAATACCAATACTGCTGTAGGTGAGAATGCTTTGTATAATAATACAACAGGTATTAGAAATGTTGCTATAGGTAGAGCTGCTTTAAGAGAAACTACAATAGGCCAACAAAATGTTGCTATTGGTATTGATTGTTTGGCTAATAATACAACAGGTAATTATAATGTTGCTGTAGGTGTGGATTCTTTACAGAATGCTACAACAGGTCTAAAGAATAGCATTTTTGGTGCTCTTGCTGGGACTACAATTACAACAGGAAGTAATTTATCAGGATTTGGATATAATGCTGAACCTTCAGCTGCTGATGCTACAAATGAAATTACTTTAGGTGATGCTAATGTTGCTACTTTAAGATGCAATACACAAAGTATTTCAGCTCTATCAGATGCAAGAGATAAAACAAATGTTCAAGGTTTAAATATAGGATTAAATTTTGTAGATAAATTGAATCCAGTTACGTTTGATTGGAATAGACGTGATGGAACAATGCAGGGTGAAAAGAGCGTTGGATTTATAGCACAAGAATTAGATAGTACACAAAAGGAATTTAAGATTGAAGATAATCTAAATATTGTTTTAAAAACAAATCCAGAAAAATTAGAAGCTGCTCAAGGTAAGTTGATTCCTGTATTAGTTAAGGCTATACAAGAGTTGTCAGCAGAAGTAAAAGAATTAAAGGGAAAAATTAAAGATAAATAGTATTAGGTAAAAAATATGGCAAATCCTTCAACAAGAGAAACGTTAAAACAATATGCTTTAAGGTCATTAGGCAAGCCTGTAATAGAGGTTAATGTAGATGATGACCAATTAGAAGATAGATTGGATGAAGCGTTACAGTATTTTGCTCAATATCACTATGATGGTGTTGAAAGATGCTACTTAAAATATAAAGTTACGGCTGCTGATATACTTAGGATGCAATCTCCTACAGGAGATTCTACTCTAGTTGCAACAAAAAATAGTGTAACAAGTACTTTTACAATAGCAAATAATTATGTTATTGTTCCTGAAGCTGTATTAGCAGTAACAAGAATATTTCCTTTGTCGGATAGACATAGTATGAATATGTTTGATATACGTTATCAATTAAGATTAAATGACCTTTATGATTTTTCATCTACTTCAATTATTCACTATGATATGGTATTAAGACATTTAGATTTTTTAGATCATATTTTAGTTGGAGAAAAACCAATAAGATTTAATCAATATAATAATAGGTTGTATATAGATATGGATTGGAAACATGATATTACAACCGATGAACATTTAATTATTGAGTGTTATCGTAAATTAGATCCAGCAGTTATGACGGATGTTTATAATGACATTTATATAAAACGATATACAACAGCTTTATTTAAAAAGCAATGGGGTGCGAATTTAAGTAAATTTGATGGTGTTGCTATGGTTGGTGGAGTAAAACTTAACGGCGAACAAATGTATTCACAATCATTACAAGACATAGAAAAATTAGAAGAAGAAATAAGAGGCACATACGAAACGCCTGTTACGTATATGATAGGATAATGCAATGCCAACAAATCATTACTTTCAATCAGGCAGTGGTATAGGGAGTCCTGCCGAAAAAAGACTTTACGAAAATTTAATTATGGAAGGCCTAAAAATATATGGCCATGATTGTTATTACCTACCACGGACATTAGTTAATCAAGATTTAATATTAGGAGAAGACGTATTAAGTAAATTTGATGATTCTTATTTACTTGAAATGTACATTGAAACTACTGAAGGTTTTGCAGGTGAACAAGAATTAGTATCTAAATTTGGTTTAGAAATAAGGGACGATACAACCTTTATGATTTCTAAACGTAGATGGCAGGACCAAGTTGATACTCCTGCAACGCTTATAAAAGAAGGTAGACCAAATGAAGGAGATTTAATCTACTTTCCTTTAATGAATTCATTTTTTGAAATTCAATTTGTTGAAGATCAAGAACCATTTTTCCAATTAGGTAATTTACCTGTTTACAAATTACGTACTACAAGATTTGAATATAGCTCGGAAAGAATTGATACCGATGTTGCAGCTATTGATAAGTTAGAGGATACAAGATCACTAGATCAATTGCAACATCAATTTAATTTAGAAACAGCTACAGGAACAGGTTCATTATTATTAGAATCTTCTACTGGTGAAATTAATTATTTAATTAATGAATCTTTTAGTATTACAACACAATCAAAAGATTTTGCAGATAATGTAGCATTTGAAGCAGAAGATGATATATTAGATTTTACTGAAAGAAATCCTTTTGGTGAAGTGGATGAAGGATTTTAAATATGTTCGGTAAACATTTTTATCACCAAAGTTTAAGGCGACTTGTAATAGCGTTTGGTACAATTTTTAATAATATAGTAATTCATAGAAAGGACAGTTCTGGTAATGTTGTCCAATCTCTTAAAGTACCTTTAGCATATTCACCCAAAGAAAAATTTATAACAAGATTAGATCAACAAGCTGATTTAGACTCTAGAGAAGTCGCTATAACTTTACCTCGTATGGGTTTTGAGATTGCTGGTATTGCTTATGATGCAACCAGAAAATTACAAAAATTAGGAAAGGTTAGAGCAGTTAAATCAAGTAGTCCATCAATTATGGATTATCAATATAATCCTGTACCTTATAATATAAGTTTTAATTTATATTCTTTTACAGCTACTGCTGAAGGTGGGTTACAAATAATAGAACAAATATTACCTTACTTTCAACCAGATTATACTGTTACGATAAACACTATACCATCTATGAATATTAAAAGGGATGTTCCTGTTATTTTAAATAATGTTAATTATGAAGATAGTTACGATGGAGCATATACACAAAGACGAGCTGTTACTTATACTTTAGGATTTACTGCAAAAACTTATTTGTATGGTCCAGTTTATTCACAAAGAGTTATTAAAGAAACACAAGCAGATATGTATACTGATACTACTGGAACAGAAAAAAGAGAGGAAAGAATTATTGTAGTTCCCGATCCTACAACTGCTAGTGCGGATGATGATTTTGGATTTACTACAACAATAAATACTTTTGCGGATAGTAAGAATTATAATCCAGCAACTGATAGTGATGAATAATTATGAGTATAGACGATAAAATAAATGAAGCCTTAGGTATATCTAATACTGAAACACATACTACTAAGCAAGTTATTAAAAAGGAATTTACACCACCAGTTCCAAGATTAGAGGATAAAGAAAAACAAGATATAGATAATGATTACAAATATAGTAGAGAAAATTATTATAATCTTATAGAACGTGGCCAAGATGCTGTGCAAGGTATATTAGATATTGCTAAAGAAAGTCAGCATCCTAGAGCATATGAAGTGGCAGGTAATTTAATTAAACAAGTTGCTGAAACAGTAGATAAGTTAGAAGACTTACAAGGTAAAATTAAAAGATTAAAAGATGTGCCAGATAGAGTTAATACAAATATTAAACAAGCATTGTTTGTAGGTTCATCTACCGAATTACATAAATTGTTAAAAAATAAAAGAGAACGGACAGTAGAAGAAGATGACAATAGAAAGTAAAGAACATTATTTAGGTAATCCAAATTTATTTAAAGCAAATACACCTCAGCAATATACTAAGGAACAAATAAAAGAAATTCAAAAGTGTATGGAAAATCCTATATATTTTATTGAAGAACATATGAAAATTATTTCTATTGATAAAGGTATGATACCTTTTGCTATGTATTCATTTCAGAAAAAAATGGTAGATACATTTCATAACAATAGATTTACAATTTGTAAATTGCCTAGACAATCAGGTAAGTCAACTATTATTATTGCTTATCTTTTACATTATGTTATTTTTAATCCAAGTGTTAATGTAGCTATTCTTGCTAATAAATCTTCTACAGCAAGAGATTTGTTAGGACGATTACAATTAGCATATGAAAATTTACCTCCATTTTTACAACAAGGGGTATTGAATTGGAATAAAGGTTCTTTAGAATTAGAAAATAATAGTAAAATACTCGCAGCTGCAACATCTTCAAGTGCAATTCGGGGCGGTGCATATAATATTATTTTCCTAGATGAGTTTGCTTTTATACCTCACAATATTGCTGAACAATTTTTTAGTTCAGTTTATCCTACAATTTCATCTGGTAAAAAATCAAAAGTTATGATGGTATCTACACCACATGGAATGAATATGTTTTATAAACTTTGGAATGATTCTATACATAAAAGGAATGATTATGTACCTATTGAAGTACATTGGAGTGAAGTGCCTGGCCGTGATGAAGCATGGAGACAGGAAACTATACGAAATACTTCCGAAGCACAATTTACTACCGAGTTTGAATGTGAATTTGTAGGTTCAGTAGATACACTTATTAGTCCTTCTAAACTTAAATCATTTTCATATGTACATCCTATAGTATCAAATGCTGGTTTAGATATGTATGAAAGGCCAATTAAAGACCATGAATATGTAATGACGGTTGATGTTGCAAGAGGTACGGTGCGGGATTATTCTGCTTTTGTTGTATTTGATGTTACACAGGTGCCTTATAAAATTGTAGCAAAATTTAGAGATAATGAAATAAAACCTTTAATATTTCCACACACAATAGAAAGATTAGCAAAACAATATAACAATGCTAATGTATGTGTTGAAGTAAATGATATAGGTGGTCAAGTAGCTGATGCATTGCAATTTGAATTAGAATATACAAATCTTTTAATGTGTGTTATGAAAGGCCGTGCAGGTCAAATATTAGGGGGTGGATTTTCTAAACGTGGAACTCAATTAGGAGTTCGTATGACTAAACAAGTTAAACGAGTAGGTTGTTCTAATTTAAAAGTGTTGTTAGAATCTGATAAATTAATTATGCAAGATTTTCATATGATTGAGGAACTTTCAACATTTATAAGACGTGGGCAATCTTTTCAAGCTGAAGAAGGTGCAAATGATGATTTATGTATTTGCTTAGTTATATTTGCATGGCTATCAAATCAAAGATATTTTAAAGAATTAACAAACCAAGATGTACGAGCAAAGTTATATGAAGAACAACAAAATGCAATAGAACAAGATATGGCTCCTTTTGGTTTTAAAGATGATGGTTTAGATGAAGAATATGAAGTAGATGATAAAGGGGAGGTTTGGAGTCCAGTAGAAGTTCGTAAAGGTTTAGGATAAAGAATTATAATATACTAAATAGAAGTGAGATTAATGATACTTATTCGCTAGTAATAAGGAGAATATAACATATGGCATTTCAAGTTTCACCAGGTGTTTTAGTACAAGAAAAAGACTTGACAAACGTTATACCTGCTGTTGCAACATCTATTGGAGCAATAGCTGGGGACTTTACAAAAGGACCAACAGATGAGATTGTTTCTATTTCTTCTGAAAAAGATTTAGTTGAAACGTTTGGTAAACCTACTGCTACAAATTTTGAACATTTTTTTAGTGCTTCAAGTTTTTTACAGTATGGAAATTCTTTAAGAGTTGTACGAACATCAGGAACAGGACTTTTAAACGCTACTGAAAGTGGTAGTGGTTTATTAATAAATAACACAACGCATTACCAAGATAATTATGCTGATGGTTCAGCCTCTAATGGATTATGGGGTGCAAGAACAGCAGGTAGTTGGGGTAATAATTTAAAAATATCAAGTTGCCCTTCTGCAACTGTTTATGAAGAAACAGCAAAAACTGCAATAAATCAAGCTGATTGTGCTGTGGGTGATACCACAGTAACTATAGATTCTGCTTCAGGACTTTCTGTAGGAGATATAGTAAATTTTGCTGAAAGTGGTGGTTATGAATATAGAATAACAGCTATTAATTCACTTGTTTTAACAATAGTAAGACATCCATCAGGTGTTGGTGGTTTACATACGGCTGTTGCTGATAATGCAGCTGTTAGACGTAGATGGCAATATTATGATTTAGTTTCAGCTGCACCAGGAACATCACCATATACTACTGATAGAGGTGGTTCAAATGATGAAATACACGTGGTTGTTGTTGATGAAACTGGAGACATTACAGGTAAAGCTGGAGATGTTTTAGAAGTATATGATTCAGTATCAAAAGCTTCAGACGCAAAAACACCACAAGGTGATGATAATTATTATCCAAATGTAATTTTTAACAAATCAAAATATGTTTATTGGTTAGATCATAATTCAGGCGGAACAAATTGGGGTGTTGGTGGAACAGGTACTACATTTACAGCAGTTACAGCTGTTAGTAATGTAAGTTTAGCTTCAGGTAATAATGGTACTGCAGGAACAACTGCTCAATTAAAAACTGCTTATGAAAAATATACAGATGCAGAAACAGTTGATGTAAATTTAATTATAGCAGGTAAAGGTGATGCTGCTCATATTGACAATTTAGTTACAATTGCCGAAAGTAGAAAAGATTGTGTGGTATTTGCTTCTCCAGAAAGAAGTGATGTTGTTAATGTTTCAAATTCTGAAACACAAACAAATAATGTAAAGGGGTTCTTTGATGCTATTACATCATCCTCTTATCTTGTTTTTGATAGTGGTTACAAATATACTTATGACAAATATAATGATGTGTTTAGATTTGTACCGTTAAACGGAGACATTGCTGGTTTGGCTGCAAGAACAGATTTAATCGCAGACTCATGGTTCTCACCTGCTGGTTTTAGCAGAGGAGTAATTAGAGGTGCTGTTAAGTTAGCATACAATCCAACTAAAACACAAAGAGATACTTTATATAGAGCTAGAGTAAATCCAGTTACAACTTTTCCAGGACAAGGCACAGTCTTGTTTGGAGATAAAACTGCTTTGAGTGCTCCGAGTGCATTTGATAGAATAAATGTGAGAAGATTGTTTATTACGTTAGAAAAAGCAATTTCAACAGCTTCTAAATTTCAATTATTTGAATTTAATGATGAATTTACAAGAGCTCAATTTAGAAATCTTGTAGAACCATTCCTTAGAGATGTACAAGGCCGAAGAGGAATAACAGATTTCTTGGTTGTTTGTGATGAAACAAACAAT